ATAAAGAATAAGAGACTTGCCTGAGCCGGTAGGAGATAATAATAGACGTCGCCCGTCACTAATAGCTTGATAAACAGCGTCTATTTGATAATCCCTAACTTCAATAGGTTCGCCCTTTGAAGCAAGTTTTAATGATAAGCAAAATTCTTTTACTATATCATATGTCACAGAATCGGCTTGTTCTACATATTGAGAATAATCTATGGTGTAATCTCGTTCTTTGCAGAAATGCTCAAGATAACTTTTTAGCCCAACATAAAGCTCTTGGGTAAACATAGAATAAAGACGAACTTTACCATCCCACATACGAGATCTATATAAAGGGTGAAACTTTGCGCCAGGAACATCAAACGAAAAATGATCGTTCAATTCTTGTCCTATTGAAGGTTCACACTTTACTTTAAGGTAAACTTCGTCTTTCTTAGATAAAACTATATCGGTCATTACATCATGCCATTGGTAAACTTATTCCATTCGATAGCATTTTTAATATCCCAAGTTCTACTGTTTAAAGAACGAATGATCTGCTCTAACTGGTATAATACTGTTTTAAAATATTCCACCTTATCTTGCAATTCAACGAGGTTGTTATCAACAGTTAGAAATTCATCCATTTCATTTTTTAATGGTTTATTTCCTTGCCATTGATCCCAACCTTCATCTGTCAATTCCGCTTGCGTCATTTCGCCTCTGTAATAGCGATACTTCTTACGTCGGCAATTTAAATAATCGGATTCGGCTTTACGAAGATTAAGGCGGGTTGAAGATAGATAATTCAAATACTTGGCATGAAGGTTTGGGGTCCTAGCAGATTCATGCCCAAGATTCATCTCATTAATCTTGCAATCCTCTGCCCAGGATTCTTGAAGATCTGATAATTTCATAATATATTTTTATCTATTAACCTATTTGGATAATTTGTTGAGGATTACCTTGGAAGTTGAACGAACCATAGTGGTTCAACGAGATTGAAGGATCAAGCCAAATTTCGCCACCGATGTCTTGCCATCTACGACTGAAGGTATAATCCTCAGACAAATAACGCTTGTCCTTAGGATCAATCATTGTGTCGAAGAAAGCGTAGAAATGAGGATTCAATTCTGGAGGTGTGTTCAAGTCGTTGTTGTATTTCAACTCTGGGTATGAGGTAATCATTTTGTCGATAACTTCACGCTTAATCATCATGAAGCCTGTAGCTCCATCATGTAGACGAATCAAACCATTCTCAATCGCAATTTGTTTTGCTTCGCGATTAATGAATTTAAAGTTAATAGCATAATCACTACCGAATGATGCAATTGCTTTATCGTCAAACGGTTGATCTGTTTGTTTAACAGATTCACGAATACGCTGCCAGTTAACACCCTTTTTAGGATAAGCACCAACTGCAACATCTTTATTATGTGCAATTAATTTAATAACATCTTCTACTTGAAACTCAATGTCCGCATCAATGAACATTAAACGAGTAAAGTCGCTTTGTAGGAAATAAGCAACAAGAACATTACGTGCTCGCGTCACCAATGACTCATTCGCAATAGTACCGAATGCGATTGGGATTTGATGTTGATTGCAGAATGTGAGCAAACGAATTGTTGATCTGAAATATGCTTCAGTTAATTGTCCACCATAGCAAGGAGTTGCAATAAAGATTCTTTCTTTTCGCAAATCCTCCAATTTAACTTCCAAACGATTTTCGCTTGGGGTTGCAGGTGTGCCGCCTGCATTAGGAACCTTCGGAAGTGAAGGAACCTTTGGTAATGCCATAGGCTTTACTTTATTTGTCATAATAACTCCAATTTAATTATAAGGGTTGTACTTCGAAAATAGTATATTTGAACGATGCTATCGCGGTAAAATATTCTACGCTAGCTGATGCTATATCAAAATCTAAAGCCTGCAATGATATAGGGAACAGGTTTTTAAATATTATATTTACTTTAGGGTTATTTGTCGAGTCTAAAATCGTTAAAGTTGCATCCGAGTATGCCAAAACTTCTTCTTTTCCAGTAGCTTTGGTAACAAACGGAAATCTACTTGGACGGTCTTTTGTAAATGCTGAGAATTGATCATAGTTCTCAGGGAACCCCAATGCAACTAACCATCTATACATTTCAAGATAATTTGACATATCTTCCGAAATCAAAAATCGAACTGTAAATTCTCCGAAATTTAATTTATCTCCAACTAATGGAACATCGGTAAATGGTGTAGGCTGTGTTGCAAAACCTAATTGTAAATCCGGAATATTTGCAGATTGGCAAGTAAACGAAACACCTGGCAAGTCTTTAATACTAAACCTAAACGCATTCGGTCTAAGATAATCATTGGTCTTAGGCAACGAATTATAAAAAGATTGTTGTGCTGTACTGATATTTGCGGTATATGCCATTTATTTAATTCCTTCTCCTTATATTTATACCCTGTGCAAAGACAAAAAAAGGGGGAATTGCTTCCCCCTTTTAAGTCCGATCTTGTCGTCGGTTGATTACATAAGGTTAATAACCTTAGTCTTACGATAGTACTGATTGCGAGATGCTGTGAAGCTGTCGCCGTCTGCATCGTAACCATTGCTTGCTGTAACATATGGGTTTGCGATCAAGCCGTAACGTGTCTTGAAGCCGATTTTTGGCTGGAAGCTGTTAGGATCGATAGCGCGAACCATTTGTAGAGGAACATATGGGCAATAGAACATACCTGCGTCATAAGGGCTAGAACCTTTATAACCAACCATGTAGAACTGATTAGAAGCTCCTAGGTTTGCAGAATATGGATCAATATAAACACGGAAGCGGCCATTTAGAACGCCTGCGAATGTATTGCCTGTGTCGTCTACATTTAGATTTGTAGAAAGAGCAGGAGTATAGTCTAGAACACCTGACATAGCTAATGCACTTGCAACGTCTGCAGAGCAAACGATGAAGTTACCTTTTCCTCTACGAGTATCTTGTGCAATGTGGTTAGCATCGCGTTCGATATTGAATAGAAGACCTTTGAAGCGTTCAACTGACCAGCGACCGTTAGAATCAACGTCTAAGTCAAATGTACCTGCTGTTGCTGTTGCAGGTGAACCTGCTTTTGCAACTTTATAAATTGTACGAATAACTTCGCGATTGATTTCAAACATGAATTCTTGTGACAAGATGTTTGAAAGTTCTGCTTCTGCATCCAAGCCATGAATTGCTTTCAAGTCTTGTGCCAATTCAACTGTGTATTCTGCTTTCAATGCTCTTGATTTTGCAGTAACTGTTGTCTTGTCAATAGAGAAAGACATTTCTGGGAAGTCAGATTGAGCTTCCATTGATGCTGTCATTGTAGCATTACCAGTGTTGTATGTACCAAATACTGGGTTGTTACCTTCTGCATTTTGACCTGAGCTTGAGAATGAAGTATTAGCTTCATTGTACAATGCTTCTGTACGACCTGATGCTGTACGAGTAGCACCGTAGTTTGATCTCATTGCAAAGATCAAGCCTGTAGGACCTGTCATTGGCTGTACGCCGCAAATGTCATATGCCATTAGGTTAGGCATTGCACGACGAACCAAACCAATTAGGATTGGGTCATACTTGTCAATACCACCAGTTGCCATGATGTTATTTGCTGGTGTTTCGAAAAGTGCTTGACGCTCTTCACGCAAAGACTTCTCTTGGTTTTCTAACAATACAGACGTAACTTGACGCTTGTAGTTGTCTTTGATTTGTGGAAGATCTGGGTGGTCAAGAATTGCTCCCCATTTCTGTTGTAGGTTTTCTGATAAAAACATTTTGTCTCCTTGTTGTGACTTTTTTAATGACTTATTTATTTATAAGTTATTGTCTTTTGATTGTTCGGGATAAGGCTTGTGCATAAGTTGAAACAACACTGTTGTCAGAATATGCTTCAGTACTTGTGTCTTCTATTAGAGATTGCTTTGCTGTTTCTTTAACAACTGCATCGCGAGGGAAGTAGTTCTCTTTAATAACAGTAACTTTTTCTTTATAAAGTTCTGTGTTGTCGAATTCTACACCTTCTAGAAGTTTAGACAATTTATTAGCTTCTGTGTCCGCTAGATCTTTGGACATTTCTTTAATAATCATCTTTTTCTTAAGTTCTGTAAGTTCAGAATTTAAGCCAACATTGCTGTTGATTTGACCGTTTAGGCTTTCTTCTAACTCTGTTACTTTAACTTGTAGTTCACCAATTACATCATATTTTTCTTCAGGCACTTCAATGTAATGTTCTTTGAAGAGCGCCTTAAGTCCTGACATGAAATCTTCTGCAATTTCGTTACGAAGACCATTCTCGATTGCTAATTTATTTTCTTCTAAGTAGCCTTCAACTACATAGTTCAAATATGCATCAATTTTTTCAACGATGCTTTCTTTGTATTCAATAAATTCTTGTGCATATTTTTCTTCTAGAGATTCTGCTACTTTTTCCATTTCGTTATTTACACGAGCAATAACTGCTGCTTCAAAAATGGATGTTGCTTTTTCTCTAAAATCTTCCGATAGGTCTTCGCCAAAGATTGGGGATAGATCAATCGGTTCAACAACTGTAGATTCTTCTTCGGTTGTTTCTTCTTCTGAAACAACTTCTGCGTTTTCATCTTCTGCAGTTTCTTCTTGGAATACAACACCTGTATTCTGAGGAATCTGACCTAGATCTTTTGTTGTTGTGAAGTTTGTTGCTGCACCTACGGGGCCTTTCATCTGGATATCATTTTTAGAGATACCCTTAGAAACGATAGCCCCTTGATTAACGTCGGCTTCGCCGTTACGCTCGTCAAATGTAGCATCTTTTGAATCGCCTTGCTTTGGTGACGAACTATCGCCAGAGTTGGCAGGTTTAATTGTGGAATCTTTTCCGCTAGTTGCAACCATTGGACCAGCAGAAGGAGCATCTTTCGAGTCGCCTTGTTTTGGTTGGTCCATAGCTTCGTCTAAAGAAGAAGCCTTCGCTGTTACGCGTTCTAGCAATTCCTTAACTTTACTTTCTACTGACATTATAGTGTCTCCTAAATGAATGTTCTCAATTGATATTTATAAGTTTAGTTATCTAGACAATTGATTAACGAATTGTTCAAATATCTGTAACTTAACTTCATCTAAATTTTTATGTGAAGTTTTCTTGATTTGTTGTTGTGCGCGTTCAACGTCCATTGCCTTCCAAACGCCATTATCTAAAATCCAATCTGCGGATTCCATGATGCCTTGCACAAAGGCGTCTGGTGCTGAAGGATCGGCAACAATATCAACGGTTGCTAGATGAAAGTCATCTTGCACTTCGTTAATTCCTTGTGAGTTCATTTTTAGAGATCCTAACCCGCGTGTGGATACTCCTAAACCAACTCCATTTTCTATTAAATTTCTTGCAATAACACCCATCGGTGTTTCTAATATTTTAGCTCTACCAATTACATCGTTGCCTTCCATTCTTAAGGAAGTGATTAGGTGGGAAACCTGATGTAAATTGATAGAAGGATTCTCGGGATGACCCAATTCACCCAATGATCTTTTGTGACCAATTAGGTCTTGATATTTGTTAACTTCCCGCTCCATGATGCCACGACCATAAGTGCGATTGTTTCTATTTTTAGTATCTGCTTGAGCAAATACACCTTCGATGTAGACATTTTTACCTACACCGTCTTCTTTTGATTCTACAAGATAGTTTATATCTTGTGCAACTTCTTTAATTAATTTCATTTATACGCCTCTTAAAAAAGAATTGGCTTGGAAATTGGGTTCTATAAATCCGGATGGTTTAGATAGCGTCATATACATTGTTCCGCCGCCCGCAGGCATAACAACATGTATGTTACCATTATTATTTGCCGTATCTACTATTCCTAACATTTGATTTAATGACCAGTTGTCATTACCATATAATGTTAAAATTTCTTCGCCAATCGTAGGCCAACCTACAGTTCTTTTTACAGTAATAGGACTGCCACTAGCGCCTTCAGATGTCCAAAGTACTCCCGTAATATTAATTACAATGTTTCCGTTATCTATAGTCTCATCTGGTAATTTTAAATCTAAATAGTTTATGTTTGCCTGTCCGGTGCCAATCACTTTAGCAACAGCTTGTTGTCTTGTTTTTTTAAGTATAGTGGTCTTTGCCATTTAATCCTCTTATTCTGTAGCGTCTTTGCTATACATTAAATAATCGTGCACACTATTAATGGAGTCTTCTGCTGTTGTAATTTTGGATTGTACCCAAGCTTCGAGTTGTGTATCCTCTTCAAGCTTCATGATAATTGCATTTGATTTAGCAACAACACCTTTAAGTTGAGAAATTATCATCCCGCCTTCGTCATCCCAAAATTCTTCTGAGACTTCAGATTCTTTCATTGTCTTTTTTGGCTTAGGAGGAAGACCCATTCTTTTATGCAAAGCATCTAATTGATCTTGATCTGTCCCGCCAGTAAGAGCTTTGCTTGCTTTCTTAGCAACAGTTCTTACCATCTTACCAACAGACCTAGAAACATCGTTCATCATACCTTCTTCAACTTCTTCAACTTCTTCGTTTCTAGATTTGCCTTTGGCAGCATAAGATGCAGCAAGTGCCATTTGAATGCGCTTAGCTTTAGACTTACCTGCAAATTTAGGATTGTCGGAATGTACGAAATCTCGAACATACGTTCCTGCAGGATCAGATGCCTTTAACTTTTCTTCTAAAGAATCTTCTCTTAAAGTATTAAACTTCTTCATGTTCTTGTTCTTTGCCTATTGTAGATGCA